GTAGCACCTCGTGCTAAAAAAACGCCCTCATTGTGTGCGCCCTTGCGTGAGTTACACGGTGCGCAACATGCCACTAAGTTATCAAGCTCATGACCACCACCACTGGCACGAGGTATCACATGATCAACCTGTGTTGCCTCACCACTACAATAAGCACAGATGTATGAGTCACGCTTGAGTACACGCAAACGCTGATCCTTCCAGCGTTGAGTACCTAACTCTCTATGACTTGCAGCTCTACTCAATGCCAACCCTTAATCTTAAAGTGAGACCATGCCTTGCATGCTGATCCATCATACCTATGATCTAAGTATCTCATGTGAAGCTGTATCTGTTGCATAGGATTCATGTCTTTGGCAATAGGATTCTTTATTTGTAATAATCCATAGACATAACTCTTAGTAGGACTAGATAGATTACCAACTGCTTTATGATTCCAAGCTGATTCTTTACTAATGAGTAACTTAATACATTTGGCTTCATGCTTAGGCATTGTTGCATTGATGTATTTTCTAGGGTCATTCTTGAAAGCATCTATTTGCCCAGTATTAGCAGCAGACATTGGTGATAATAGAGTTATCCCAATAGCGATGGCTACCGAGCGAGCTATCCGCAAGCGGCTCGCTCTGTGCCCCTTATGGGCACTAGCCCTGAGAGTACCAGATGTGTCAAGTATTCCGTTTAATCTTGCGCGTGTCGTGTTAATAGTAACTCCAATGCTAATTCTGCCTGTTGTGGTACAACACCATTTCCAAGCATCTTTAATTGTTGAGCCCTTGATAATCCTGTTTCTGTAACCCATCCTTTAGGTAAGCCCATCATGTATTCAACAAAGTATGCGTTTAGTTTGTCATCTTGATCCAGTGCATCAGGCGGCTCTTGCATGTGCATTTGACATCGTGAAGTAAATCTGCGCCCCAATCCCTGCACTTGCCCGTTGTGTGTGAAATGTTGGTCGTTGGAGTAGCTAGCATCCTTATCGCTACACCCGTTGATTGGCCTATCTGACCGGTTGATGATCTCTCTTGCCTCGCTTGGAATACTTCCAATGGCTCGTCGTGATTCCTCACATGCATCACTGTTGGGGTAGGCAACAATGAATACTCTTGCCCTTTGATGTGGCGCTCCTGCTTGACTTGCTCGTACAATTTCCCATCTTGCAGCATACCCGATTGAGGCAAGGCCTTCGAGAACTTCTTTGAGTCCGAGACTGAGATGTCCTCTGACATTTTCCATGACTGCGTATCTAGGTCTAAATGTGCTAATAGCTTCCAAGATGTATGGGAAGATGTGTCTGTCATCGTCTGTACCCTTTCTGTAACCTGCATGGCTAAATGGCTGACATGGATAGCCAGCAGTGAGAATGTCTATAGGCTCTAATGAAGCCCAATCAATTTCTTTAATGTTTCCATGATTAGGAATGTCAAAGCGTTGCTCAATCACTTGACTGGCATACTTATCAATTTCAGCACACCAGATTGTTTCTGCATTGAAATAGGCTTCAACAGCTAAATCAAGCCCACCATAGCCAGTACATAATGATCCTATCTTCAATCCTTGCCCCATCCTTTGCCCTTAAAGTGAATTGGATTAGCTGTAATTATCTTTGTCATTGGTTCATTACAATACTGACATAGAACTACTGGTCGATTGTGCCATCCATGATTGATCTCTTGATTGAGATTGCATCGTTTGCATTTGTAATCGTAGGCTGGCAAGTTAAGCACTTCCTTATCATGTATGACCCACATCCAGAGCACCGGTCAATGTCTGCTTCTGTAGGTTCTTTGTCTAAGTGACCGTATTTAAGTATGAGTAGTGGCAATAGATCAGCTAATCGGATGATGGCGCAATACTCAGCAGCATCTTCTCCTTGTCCGTTAAGCCGTAAAACCCCGAACCCCAATTCCCCAGATTTGTCAGTTCGAGCTTTTAATTGTCGTAAATAACTGAGAGGCTGAAAGCCCGTTCTAGATTTGACCTCACAATCAAAAGGAACTCCGACAATATCCTTGCCACTACCCCTTCCCACATTAGCGCTAGGCCAGACAGTCGATAGGTACTGACTGACTACACGCTCAGTGCGGAAACCTCTTGCCCTTCTATGGTTAGCCATTTACCGCATGACACTTGCGACATTGCCACGCACCAACTACAGGCTTTTCTTCCCTGATCACAATGTTGGCAACGATGTCTCTAGCTTCTGTTGGCTCATTACATAGTTGACAGTTGATGATTTCTATGAATGGAATGTCATCAAAGTTAACCCATCCGCCTAGACCATCTGCATTATGAATCTCGATGTAACCCATTATGCTCTCGCTTTCTGTGGTTCCCATGTGCCTAAACTTGAGAGCTGATACCAGAGAGTAGGACACTTAGGCTCTGATCCCTGTACTCCAATGTGTCGGCAGAAATAGCCACCCCAAGCCCGGCCATTCTTCACGCCATCCTTAAACTCACGATCGCCATGCTTGCAGCTCGGCACTACTTTCTCTGTGCCCAGAATCTCTGCAACTGTGTTTACAGCTTGATCAACGGTTACGGGAGCCGGTACTTCCTTGATAAGTTCATCCTGTTCGCCAAATGGTGTAGTCCAGTAATCCTTTTCTACTTTAGGAGCTGGAGCTTTGACTACCTTTGTCATTTCCTCTCGGCTTGCGCGTTTTCCTTTAGGAGCATAACCCGCATTTGCAAGCGCTCTGCCGATCGCCGAAGTCTCGCAATTCTCCAATGCTGAAGTCTGGTTAACACCTCGACTAGTAACTGTTTCTTCAGCCAGACCAGTTGCCCACGCAACACTATCTGTAGCAGTCTTAAATAGATACGCTTTAACAATGTATCTACTAGCCTCGATAACTTCCAACTCAGTTGAAATACGAAAATCTGGATAGTCCTTAATAAATTTCTCAAGTCTCACCTCTACTGGTTCATAGTCCGCTAGATTAAACATAAAGCCCATTCTCCTCTGTTGCTAATTGTCCACCGAGTGCGCCGTAGCTGCATAGATCGACCCAGTTGTCGAGATGTTGTGCTGATTGATTAGTTCTTGCAAGTTTAACAAGTACCATGATCCCTGCCACCTGATAGTCATGTATTGGCATTTGTAGGTATGCACTAAGGAGCATTGCTGTGTGTTGCAAGTTATCTGCCGGATGACCGTATGAAAGGCCACGATCAGAGATTGTGTCTGTTGCGTTGAGTAAGATGTCACGAGCTATCATTCTTGCCAAAATTCTTGTCTATTCACAGCTCGACCTCTGTGATAACCCTCGCGCTTGCCTCGCTCATAACCTGATTCCCAGACATGTGCGTAAATAATCCATAGTGCTAGTGGTATAAGAATCACCACTATGCCTACAACTTGATTGTCAGTCATTGTTACTCCTATCGCACCAGCGCCCTCGGCTGGTGACAGGCTTAGTGTTGCACAACCGTCAGGCTATTTGTCTTTTATTTGATAACGAAACGATAACGATTCTGCCTCATCAACGGCATCATCAATCGTGCGCCTAACGGGAAAAATGTCTCTAACGAGGTCGTCCATAGACCTTGCCATTAACTATAAATGTGCCGTTCTTTTCAATGTAGATTAGATCAACCTGAACATTTTTGCCCTTGATGTACATGATGGCAAAGGCTTGTTGCCAATTAGCCGTTCCCTTGGTGTATGCGGCCTGTTTGAAGTCCATTAGGTTCCCTACCTCAACACCATGCAGAACACGCCCCAAACGGCCCCCTATGGCTTCTGAGAAGGATGTACGCCCTGCCCTGTGGGTATGGCCAGAGATGATGTTAGTGCCGGTACGCCTAGCCGCTTCCATAGCGCTTAGACCGCCCTGTGACTTGATAGGGGTATGGTCGCCATGAACTGCCACCCAGTTAGGTGCTAACACCATAGGCTTTTTGTGAAAGGTAATCCCAAGCTCATCAAACTTCATAAACTTCTCAAAGCGCAGCTCTGGCAAGGATAGGAAGGATGGGATCTTCTTCATGATAATGTTGTAAATTCGATCCGTATGATTTGATCTTATGCAATCACTGACACCCAGCTCCCAGAGAAGCTCTACACAGCGATCACGATCATCGCCTAGAGTCTGCTCATAGGCTAGAGGTGTGCCATCTGACCACTTGCTTATGGTCTGGAAATCTATCTCATCGCCAATGGTGACGGTTTGATCTGGCTTAAAGGTTTGTAAGAACTTGGCAATGTTGCGTGTTACATGAACATCCTCAAAGGGAACTTGAAGATCAGACAAAATAACTATTCGCTTAATCGTCATCCTCATCTTCGTAATCGCCAAACCTTTCTGGCTCGACTGGAGATGGCAAGATCCATGCTGGATAAGACTGTGGCTCTGTAATCATGAACAGAGCAATAGACTCTGAGAAACCCGCCCTGCGTAATGCCTTCCAGTATTCATGTAAGCCAATGCAAAAAGCATCAAGCTCTGAATACCCTTGATCTTCTAATGCCTTAGTTGCTCTTCTTGCCATAGGATAATTGTCACTTCTCTAAGAGTCGGATTATGGTTTCGACACGCGCTGATAGCGCAGTAACTTCATCTCTTAAACTTGATCCAGAGTTAGGCTTGAGTTCGTTTAGGTAGTGCTTTACTAACCAACGCACCGAGCCAATAAATGAACCAATAACGGTCGTGGCAGCAACAGCAAGAGCCGCCATGTCCTGCGCAGTCATTATCGTTTAGGTGAGGCATAACCAAAGACGCCAGATAGAACTGACCACAAGATTGCTCTGTAGTCTGCATCAAAATTAGTTGCTGACCAAGCTGCTAGAAATGCTCCTGCTGCAAGGATTGCTGGATTCTTTAGATTCATAGTTTTCCGCCTAACATAGGTATTTGATAAAATTCACCGCGTAAGTCAGCTTCTTTCTTAAAGCTGAAATGAGCGTGGTGAGTGTGTTTGTTAGCCCCTGTGTACTTGCGCCACTTCCACCGAAGGATAGGGGAGCAGATTTTCCCGTCAAAAATAATGTAAGCAATACGCTTTTCTGATCGTGCTTTACAGGCCTGACGAACTTGATCAACAAGGTCGGGCATGAGGTCGGGCTTGGCTTTTCCTGATAAGTCACGATCGATGTCAATGGCGCGTACCCAGCCTTGCTCATCTGGATTATGATCAGACTTACGAGCACCATGTCGGGTATCACCGATCCAACCATCCGATGTGCGGTCACGATCTGAGTAGGCATCATCGAACTGTTCCCGTAACTGAATAGCAGCTCTGGAAAGTTTAGGCTTCATCTATAACACTCGGTGTGGATTGTTCCGCTTGCAGAGCCTCATAGGTAGATTTGAGCATTGAGGTAAATTCTCCGTCGCCTCGGTCAATAATGGCGTGTTCTGAGATTGTGCCGTCTGGGTTTTGGCTTTCAATAAATGTAACTTTATCCATTTTACAACTCCGCACTTAGTCCGATGTAGCCTGTACCTGTTGTACCTCTTACTAATCCAAAAAGGTTCGCAAGAAATCCAGATGATGTTAAATTGAGCGATACTGAATTATTTGTAGACTCATTAACAATTGCAACCGCTGAGATAGCAGTCAAACCTGATGCAGTTGTCTGAGTGCCAATGCTTGAAAAATCTACCGCTGTTGGTGTAACGCGCATACTGACAGGCGGATTGAAATAACCAACTAAATTGGTCGTCGAGTTTGTTATTCCTGAAATGCCTGTTGATGTTTGGCTTCCAGCGCTTGAAGTTGATCGATAGTAATACCTCTGACAAGCGGCTAATTCTCCTTGGATTGTTCCGCCCGCACCATTGCTACGCTTAAAGGTAGTTGCTACAGAACCGCGTTCTAATTGCAAACCAGTAATCTCTACAAAATCAGCAGCGCCAGCAGTTCCAGAAAATGATGAAGTTAAAAAACCTAATCCAATTTGAGTTGCAGTTGCCCCGATTGTCGCATTAAAAGAGTAACGAGTCCAAGTAGTAGTCGGTGTAAAAGTAGAACCATTAAGCGGACTTGTAAAACCTGTCCAAGTTCCAGCATTTTGACCTGTTGCCGCTTGGTCTGTTCCTGTTCCTGTATTTATGTATGTTGCGACAGTTGTGCCTGAAAAGTTAGCACCTTTGCGAGCATAAAAAGAAAATGTCAC